TCGGCTTGGCGCGCAGGAATCCCTGATAGGCCTTGCCGCTGGCTTACAAAATAAAGAACGGTAAAATTAAGATACGAGTTGGCGTTCACGACACATTGCCTATGCACGACAAGGTATGGGGTGAGATTAAGGAGTTCGGACCCCGCGGGGCCAGCAGCATCAGGGGCGAAGCGACCGACCAAGAGAAAATATGTTATTCCGAAAACGACTGCCACAACCGGATTAACGAACTATCTCTCTGGTCGGTTTCGTGGGTAGGAGACTCGCCCGCCAACCCCGATGCCAAGGTAACTGATGTATCAATGGCAAAAACGACATTAATGTCGCAAGAGGGAAGCGAGGCGGACGTTTTGCACACGGAAACCCCCGTTAATCCCAAAGCTGCGGGCGTTTTGCATACGGAGGGGGACGTTTTGCATACGGCCTGTATCAAGTGCGGCGGCGACGTTGAGAAGAAAATAGGAAAGCGCGGCAGTAAATGGTGTATCCTCCATCATCGTACTGCCGGTAAAATCGGGACTCCGATACCGGGCGGCTGCCACCCAACCAAGGCCGAAGCAGAGAATCACCACCGCGCCATCCTTGCCCGCCGCTTTGGTAAATCGAAGGCGCTGCTGGCGGGCATCCACAAGCAGTTGCGCCTTGCCAAATGCGAAAATCTGTTGGCACAAGTAAAGACGATGGTCGAGAAAAAGCCAAAGAAGCCAGCCGGCGGTATTGGGAACCCGCCTGAAACGTGGTTCAACAACTGTCGCTTTAACGCGCGCAAGATAGGAAGGCTACCCGGCCGCCGCCAAGTCAGAGATGAGAGGGCGTGGTGTAGTGAACTCTGGTACAACCCCGGTCGCTTTGACCAAACCTATAACAAACCTGATGGCACCAAGGGCCGCACCTCCGGCTTTGAATTGCGCAATGCTGTTGGGCGTTCCAGTTGGAATCCGGGAAAGCCCAAAGGCTAATTCCGGAAATCATTGGTTGTTTAAATAACAATAGCGTCCTGATAGCGTATGACCGTTTGCCCTTGCGACGCAGCCGAAAAGGACACCGAGGCCGGTAAGGCCGAGGATGTCGAAGTCGAAGCAGATACCTCGGAAGCGCTGGATGAACCTGTGCTTGAAGAGGATGTTGACAAGGAAGATGACCTTGTTAAAGACCTCGAAGACACACTCCTGAAACTCAAGGAAGTGCTGGCCTATCTGGAGGATATGGCGGGCGGCGATGAGAAGCAGGAAGAAGATGAGGACGAGGAAGAGGCCGAAGAGGAACTCCCCGCAGAAGAGGAGGAGGAAGAGGAGAAGTCCGAACCCACCGAGAAGGTGGACGACCTCGAAAAAGCCATCAGCACCCTGAAGAAGCACGGCCTCAACGTCTATGCTGGGAAGAAGCGGACACCCGCACCCAAGCGTTCCACTCCTAAACCTACCAACTGGGCAGACTTCAGCAAATCGCTGGAAGACATAGACCTGCTTGTTGAACGGGCTGGAGGTAACTAAAATGGCTGGAATGACCCTATCAGAGTATGTGAACGCATACTACGGCGGCACGCTTGGAATCTCCAAGCGCTATGGAATCAAGAAGGCGGACGACCCGCTTACGACAGCAGACACGACCTACTTCAACACGATGTATGGCGCTGCGGTGTTCAACCAGTTGAATACCAAGTCGGAGATTTTCAAACTGCTACGCAAGGAGGGCTGGACCCAGTCCGGCTGGCGCGTCCTCACGGCACGCGGCACCACGACCTCCGGCGCACCCGAGAGTGGCACTTTCGGAGATACAGGCAATGATGTTGAGGGCGATGTCCCCGACCTCGTTGAAGTGGCTGCGACCGTTAAGGAAGTAGTCACACCGTGGGATGTCAGCACCCGTGCCGAAATGCTTTCTGAAGCCGACGACGGTGTAAAGGGGCTTGCGGCCTTCCTGCGCCGTGAACAGGCAGAAGCGCACTCCTACTACATTGACGCGATGCTGATGCAGGATGGCGACACCCTCGCAGGCGACAACTTTGAGTCACTCGACCGGGTTTGCACAAACGACGCTGCCGCGCAGTTGTCTGGATGGGATGCGGACGATGATGACATCTATAACATAGACAGGGATACTGGTTCGTGGCACCACGCGACTGTTTCCTACGATAACAGCGCTGACAGGGCGCTGACTTTGGCGATGTTGGACTCACTCGTTCAGGGTGCGATGGAGAACGGTGTGAACTACGACGACCTTATCTTCCTGACTGGTCACGACACCCTTCAGGACATCAAGCAGCTACTTCAGGCTACCAACAACTCAACGTGGCGCTTCGACCTTGGCCCGATGGGACAGGGCAGCAAGAATGGCGTTAGTGCAGAGACTGGAATGAACCTTGACAGCCGTGTCGGATACTACGACAGCATACCAATCTTCGTAAGCCAGCATATCCCGAAGGATACCACCTCGCGCGTGTATCTACTGGATATGGCTAATCTCTACTTCAAGCTGGCGGCACCGACGACCTTCGTGTCCAGCGAAGACCTTGGCGTCACCAAGAAACTCGCCAAAGACTATGCCTTCATTACTGCTGGCGAATTAATCGCTACGAAGTTCAACACGCAAGGTCAAATCAGGGACTTGGCGTAGTTGTGATAGGGGCTAAATGGTTCTTATCACCAATACTACTGACAAGTTCCTTTACCGCCGGCTACATCGTGGGGGCGGGGTTTCTTGGAACCCCGGCGAAACGATTGACATCAAGGACGAAGGACTTGCTAATGAACTTCGCAAGAAGCAGGCGTTTCAATTCCACGATGACGTTAGCCCGGCAAGTCACCTCCCGCAGCCTATCGTGGGCCGCAGACCAAGCCGCCCCATCCCCCCAGAAGCGGAAGAGAAGGTAGACCGCGGCCTGAAGCCAAAGCGGCGCCGTAAGAAGGCCCGCAGCAAGGGTCTTCGCAAGAAGGCGGACGAACACCCCGGTATGATATGCGGCAAGGCACATCCGGGTATGAAGCACGCTGACTGGAAGGCGGAGAAGAAGGACAAGAAGGGCATCGGTATTGACCTCGATGGCGACGGTAAGGTTGATGTCGTTGTCGGGGGCGACTGATGGCTAATACGGTAACGAAAAAGAGAATAAGCAGTTCAGTAAAGACGCTGCTTGTGGAGAATGATGCAACGACGTTGAACGGTTCCACATACGTTGCTATTATAGATGCCGTGAATGTCGAGTCATACGACCGGGCTTCAATCCAAGTATTGTCTAACGATGAAGATGGAGGACTTACGTGCCAAGTATGGGGTTCTTTGTTTGATACGGCAGCAGCTTTGCCGGTGACGAACTCTAAATGGGTTCAGATTGGTGATGATGTAGTAGTAACAGCCAGTTCGGGTTCTATGAAGTCCATCGCTACAACTGCGTTGAGGTTGCTTGCAGTTACGGTTAAAGCAACAGATGGCACTTCTTCAGAAACCATTACTGCTGGCGATTGTAAGGTATTCTTACAAGGGACAATATAGTGAATGCCGAAGGCGACTTTGGCAGAACAGCTTTTTAACCGGGTGTATGATGCGGCGCACGC